CGAATACAGAATCTTGCGCGAAGCATTCGCGCGAGACGCCAATGTTTCTTCCGCCGAACTCTGCAAGCTTCTCCCGATGCACACGCGCAAGTCAATCGACACTAAATGGGTAGAACTCGGACTTCGTCGTCCCGAAGGCGCAAAGCATCAAAAGCCTGGCTGGGCGTCCATAGTGTCGGTTCTTCAGCGCAAACCCATGTCCTGCCAGGAGATAGCGGAGGCTCTCGGGTGCACTCGTTCCAATGTACGTCAAATCATGTCTCGCATGCGGTCTCACTGGCATATCGCGGGCTATCGACCGAGCGGCCATTACGCCGCCATGACGCCAATTTTAGGTCTTGGAGCGGGCGAAAATGCGTCGTACCCGAAGAAGATTCGACAGCGCAAATCAAAGACCTCAAATCCGTTTTCCATAGCTGCTGGTGAAGTGAAGCCGATAGAAGTCCCGACGATGAAGGGACGCGTCTACAACCATCTTTGGGATGACAAGGAGGCCGCATGAGCCCCGAATACACCAACCTGACGCCGCAGGCAGTCGGACACAAGGCCACGAACCTCAACATAAGCGGCACTCCGGAAGCGCTCATGGAGCTGTGCGTGTGGGCCCAACGCTCCGCCGACCAAGCCAAGCGCGAGGCAGCGCTGGGCAGGATGGTGGCGAATGCGGAAGAGATCGGACTTTATAACGAACCGGAGAAAGCAGCGTGATTAAGACGACTGGGGCAGAGATTAAAGCTTTCTGGAATGACCAAACATACTGGGGTGAATGCGCCGTCGAAGAGGAGGTTGTGACCGTCAACGGTAAGGAAATCGCGGAGGGCGAGTTCGATACGCGCGACTTGCTCGACAACGACCGTGTGACGATCGACGGCGGCTTCGTATGGGATCAACGCGATGAGTTCGAGTTCGACTGCGATCTGTCGACGTTCTTCCGCCGCTGGCGCAAGCAGCAAACGACCGCGTTTCTCGCCGTCGAAGTGCCGAAGGAAAAGGCCGATGCGGTGCGCGCGGCGATCGTAGCGGCTGGAGGAAAGGTCAAGTGATCAACGATGTTCGAATCATCGACGGTGAGTGGGTAGCCCTCACCGACTGGTACGAGGCGCACCAGAAGCCCGTCCGTTCCGGGTTGTTCGAGGGAAGGATTTTCGATTGCGGCTGGCAGTACGAATGGACGGTGTACTGGAATCACGAGCGCGGCGCGTGGCTAGACAAGGAAGGCGGCAACACGCTAACCGATCAAAACATTTCGTGGCGGGGTATTGAACGTGAATAGCGCAGAACTGTTGGCAAAAGTGAAGAACCTGCTGCCCAAGGTCGAAGAACGCAGCGCCAAGGGCTTCCGCACACAAGAGGCAATGCGCCTGCTGTACGAACTCGAAGGAACCGTAGGCGCCCTTCTCGCCGTGGCTTGTGCGGAGTATGCGAAGGAGGGGCAATGAACTACCAAGTGATCGCCTTAGTACTCTGGTGGGTAGGTGGCTGCCTGATGGTCGGCGCATTCGTAATGAGGACGGCCAAGCGGCTGTCAGTTGCCGATGCACTCGCAATTATCGGCGCCGGATGGGTGTGGCCGATCGTCTTCGTCTTGTACTGGATGCTGGTGGGTGCCGACAACATCGAGATCTGGAGGCGCAAGTGAGCGAAATCAGACCGACCTTCTCCGGAGAGTTCCAGCTAGCGGGCTGGAGCGAATCGCACAACGGCGGCTGCAAGGTCACGTTCTGGCTTGCCGACTCCAGCGACCTCGATGCATTCCGCGCCATGACGGTCCGCAAGGGTCAGCAGGCGGGGCATCGTCTTGCCGCGGTGCTTGTCGAGATTGGCGACGACGAACAGCCAGTCCAGCCTAACACGGCCATGGGAAGTAACACGGCCACGGTAGACGACCACGGCAAGCATTACGCCATTCTTTACAAGTCGGGCTGGTTCCACAATCCGCGCGTCATTCTGGCGTTCAACGTTGATAAGAGTTGGGCGCCTGACGATCGGATCGAAGCCATCAAGAGCGAGATTTACGAGGTCGCTGGCGTAGATAGCTTGGCGAAGATCGCGCCCGATGATTTTCTGACGCTCTGCGATGAGTTCGGCATCCGCGCCACGCTTCCGGCCGCGTTCGGAGGTGCCGCATGATCATGGGAATTATCGGCGCTATCGCTGGCTTCGTGATGTCGCACTGCGGATTCGGCGTTACGCACTGGGAATGGTGGGCTGTCATGGGCTGCATTTGTGCTGCATTCGTGAAAGGAGTTGCGGAATGAAGCGCTCAGGTTTTGGCCCCCGTAAAAGCTCACTCCAGCGCAAGCCCTGGAAGTCCAGCGTAACCGACCAACCCGACTGGCGCGCAGAGTTGAGGGCGGGAGGGATAAAGCGATCGTCGCTCAAGAGCAAGCCCAAGCACGTCACGGTAGCGGATGGGGCGAAGTATCTGGCTGCTTGCAGGGGTGAGCGCTGTTTCTTTCAAATCCCCGGCGTGTGCCGGCTGCGTGAGCCAGATGAGACGTGCGTACCGGCGCACCGCAATGAGGGCAAGGGGATGGGTCTCAAGGTGCCAAATATCCTGACTTGCCCAGCATGCTATGCGTGCCATGCTGAATTTGATCAGGGTCGGCGCTTCACTCGCGAAGAAAAGCGCGAGATGTGGAATCGGGCATACGCCGAATGGGAGCCCGTACGGAATAGAAAGATGGGAATTACTCAACCGGAAATGGAGGCAGCGTAATGGATCTGGACGAAATCGAGCGCGCAGCGAAAGCGCTTCAGGCAGTGTATGGCAAGTTGCGCTCTGAAGGCGTTACCGTTGGAGAATTGAACGCTGCGCGCCAAGCATATGACGATGTGTCGACGCCTGATGTAGTCCTCGCCCTAATCGCCGAGGTGCGAGCGTTGCGCGAAAGGCTGGAGATCGACCCTAGCCATCCCTATGACGGCATCTACTGCCGGGACGAGACGATACGGCTGCAGGGTGAAGAGATTGAGCGGCTACGGGATATTCAGGCGGCTAACGTTGAAATCAAGATGGCGCTTCACATGAAAACTCTTGATCTGGCGGAAGAGAATATTGCGTTGCAAGACGAGGTGCGAGCGTTGCGGGAGGGAATGCAGCGAATCGCCAGCATTGAAGACAAGATGGTCGGCGGCGACTGGGATGAGATCGAGGAAGCCCGGGCAATCGCGCGTGAGGCGCTGGGAGGCGCCAAATGACCCACATAGCATGCTTCTGCGCTGGCGCTATCGTCGCCCTGATATTCGCCCTGTGGATGATAACGAGGCGCAAGCCGCCCAGCATCACCATGCACGCTCGCAAGGCGGTAGACGTGCCGCACACGGAATACCGTAGGCAGTGGAGAGATGCGCCGGAGCGGCGGGAGGAAGGAGTGCGGTACGAATTCATGAACATGACTGGGCTGGAGGATAAGTGAAAGTAAGCGAACTGAACGGAAGATTGCTGGATGCATGGGTGGCGCGTGCTGAGGGCCACAACGTCGCAACAATCAAGCAAGGCGATACAGTCGTCGGCTATCAACTGTACTACTACAGCGGAGACACGCCGCCGCTGCCAGAGTACTCGACGGATTGGGCCGATGGTGGACCGATTCTAGAAAAGGCGGCTATCGGTTGGCGAGATCGCGGACGCACTTCGAATGTCGGAGTGCACAAAGGCCTTTCATCGGTCGAAGGTCAACCGTGGGAAGCATGGTTCTGTGATGGCGGCGATGAAGGCGGTAATGGCTTTCTTGATCGCGTTCAGGTTGGCGAGACTCTGCTGATCGCAGCTATGCGCGCGTTCGTCGCGAGTCGGTTTGGCGATGAAGTGCCGGGCGAAGTGTAAAAACCGTTGTCCTCTCGCGCATATACAGGATTACGACGCAGAGGACAACTAAAAGATTTTCATGTACAATATACGTGGTTTAAAAATGATGCTTCCACCATATTTTGTGTCTGCGGGGTTCGTGATGATTCGAGAGAAGATCGTTAGTGCCATGCAATCTAAGAATCTCGCTTGGCATGCGGAGTTCGAAAGAGCAATTGACACACTCACTGCGGTGGGCATGTCGGACGCGCTTGGAAGCGCCCTATTCCGCCTCAAGTATTGCAATGACAGGGGCGCGTATCAGAGCGCCTTGGCGCTTCTTGCAAAAGAAGGTGCGACTCGTCTACGGGTAATGCCCGGATACGCCAGGAAGCTCGCCAAGGTGGCGATTAAGGAGTGGGCTCTCGACGCCGATCCGCATTGCCATGGATCTGGGGTATTCACCAAGGCAAACGGCGTAGAGGTGGAATGTCCAAAATGCGGCGGCACTGGGATGCGCAAATGGGAAGATCACGAACGCGCATCCGCCTCGGGGATTCCTGTAGAGGCATGGCCCAAGCACCAACGTAACTTCCAAAAGATCGGTGAGTGCTTGTCTAGAGCGACGGCTGATATGGCCGGGAAAGTCAACCGATTGCTCGCGGACTGACCCATGGCGAAGGAAATTCTATATCGGTGTGCCATGTGCCAGCATATGTTCGTGGCAGAAAGCTTCAAGCCTCGAGTTTCCGCATGGGAGAAGGGAAGAAGCGATTGCTGCCGCGATTGTGATATTGAGTTCGAGATCTATGAGCGCAGCATTCGTTTCCCCATTGAGGCGAAGGCGGAATCTGATAAATGGTGGGCCGAGAATGCGGAAGCGGTAGAGGCATGGAAGGCGGAGTACAGCCTTGAGCGCATGCTTGAGAAGATGCGCGAACTCGGCAGGGAGCGCCAAGCGGCAATTATCAGGGCGACGCCGCCTTGGGCTAATCAACGCAAGATTGCCGAGTTTTATGCCGAGGCGGAACGGCTGACCCGTCTTACTGGCAAGCCGCACCATGTCGACCACATCGTTCCACTGCTCGGGCCAAGAGCGAAGATTGGACCATTTAAGGGTGAGCGTCTGGTGTACGGGTTACATTGCGAGGCGAACCTGAGGGTGATTCCCGGAGATGAGAATTGCTCGAAGTCGAACAGGTACTGGCCGGACATGGTGGAAAACAACGGTTATACGCCTCGAAAAATCAGTAGTTGTAAACCAGAAAGATCTGTTGTATAGTCCGTTTGCCACAATTACATAACCGCTTGCAGGCCCCGGACATCAATGCGCGGTAGTTGCCGCGTACATGCTGGATAAGCCGACCGGTTGACATATAAGGCGAAATCCCCTCAGGGGATAGTCGTCTTCAAAATTTCCCGATAAGCCACCCTAACCCGGTGGCTTTTTGCATTTCCAGGTTCGCAATGGCGCGCTCGATCACATTTCAAGGTTCGTTCGGCGGTGACCCGCTGGCGAATCTGGAGCGTAGTCGCGCCGACGCGTCCGGGCGTAAGCCGTCAAAGCGGGAGTTGCTTGAGATGGGGAATCGACCGTTGTCCGACTCCGGCAGACGCACGCCTGATGACGCTGCGGTGACGCATAAAACGCTGGAAGTCTTCCTCGCTGAAGAGTCGGCGCCGAAGCAACGGAGCGAGGCATGGAGGAAGTTGGAAGCCTTATTCAGCAAATCCTAGCGCTCTGAGGCGCAATGATTGGCCCATTTCCTTGTGTGTGGGCCGCTCGCTGGGAAGCGCCGGCCATACCAATCATTGCACCTGAGATCGTTAAGTCGATGAAGAAAAAGAAGTCTGACGCATTCGCGCGGATTGCTGCGTCGATCCATTGCTATCCGAAGGGCGAGCCTGGCGTGCTGGTTCCAGCAAAATGGCCCAAAGCCCGGACGCATCGAGTATGCATCTCGCCGGGAAAGCGATTCGCGCGTTCCTGAGTTGCGCTAGAGGCCTAGCTGGACGCCGATGGGTCTAGGCGGAATACCATTGTCGCGTGAGACTGGCGCAACCCAATAAGGTGAAAACGATGAACCCAGTTGTAGCGTGGTGGCTCTGGTGGAGCACGATGCACCTCGGCGCATCCAAGGTATGCATGGACATTGCCGAGCAGATGGAAGGCGACGATGAATAAGCTGACGACGATGACGTTCGACAAGATGGTCGAGCACGGCAAAGCCAGCGGCGCACCGCTTTACAACGGTATGGCGTGGTCATTTACCTGGCTGGGCCATCCGGTGACGCATGAAAACGACCAGTGCTATCTCGTCGGCAAAGACGCAGTCCGACTCACGCCCGCCAACTTCATCATCGCATCCGAGAACGGAAACATCGTCTCCATGGCGCAGTGAGTGGGCCGTGTACGCTTTTCCTGCGCTGTTCGGGAAAACCGTACGGAGCCTAAAACCCGTACACGAAATTCCGATAAATCCGGAAGAATGGCTCTGGCTAAGGCTTTTGGGGCGATAGTTCTGATGGAGTAGGAATAATGAAGACGTTCCCGATCCATGAAGCGAGTATCAAGCGAGCGCGAGAGCAGCATTTCCAGTCGCCGCTGGTCGTTTCGTTCGATCTGGTGAGGCGCCACGAAGAACAGGCGTATGCCAACCACGCTCAGACAGTTGAGCGGCTCGCCGAACGCGGCGGGTTGACGTGGCTGGAATTGCTCGCAGTTCTCGTCGATAAGCGATGGTCTAGCGAATACATTGGCCGCTTCAAGGGCGCGACAGAAGCGGAAGTCTTTCGCGTCGTGTCGAACGTACTGATGCACGAATTCAGTAAGGCATACGCTTAAACGGTAACAACGCTGTTCCCCTGCGCGTGATTGGGCGGTGTCCCGGCGCGTTTGGGTGATTGGCACAAATCGGCTGCAAAGATAGAGCAGCGCCAGAACTCGTAACTGGCGACAAGTCTATTGACCGTAACGCACAACGGTGTGCGGCCGGACTGTTAATCCGTGTGAGGCAGGTTCGATCCCTGCATGGTCAGCCAGCATCAACCCAAGCCCGCAAGGTTCGTCCTGCGGGCTTTTTCTTTTGCTCCACAGGAGAAAGCGCAATGAAGAACAAAACGAAATGGTGGCGTCAACAGCCGAAAGCGGCAGAAGGCCAGCCGTCGAACCGGAATGTCTATAAGGGTACGCCGAACTTCCGTGAGTGGCACAACCCCAGCCGGTTGCTGATGAGCCTGTTCGCACGAGTCTAATTCGTTGTGGAGCAGCGATTCGCGTGGCCCGCGCGTTAAATGGGCTCCTTCATTTATGCTGCCCGGTCCGAACTGGCTTGGGTAAAGAGTACGGCGCACAGAACCTTCCAGGAGGGCCGCCGTTAAATCGCACGTAGCAGCCTACCAAGGCGGCATAAACGAAGGTGAAATTGAGCGACGCGCGGTCCGATAGGACGCCACTGCGCCATGCGGTCGTAGAGAGTAGCTTTCACCCTGTCTCCTCAGCGTCGAATCCCCCTTCGTCGACACTGATTCGCCCGCTGCGTGCGGGCGTTTTTATTGGTGCGACCGATGCCGCGCAGATCCAAGGTCGAGTGGGCCTATATCCCGGTCTTCCCGATCCCGATCTACGCGGGAAAGTTGCTGGTTTGCTGCGCGCGCGAGGAATGGGCTGGCGTCGCCTTGATGTACGACGGCGACCCCGATACTGAAGGGTGCAAAGGGCTGGCCATACGGTATCTGAACAGCGAAGGCCGCACGTATGTGATCGGTGTATTTGACGGCGCAGCAGATACGTTCCTGCACGAGCTGGATCACACGACGTTTCATATCCTGGGCGATGTAGGAATACCGCTTGAGGACGGTGGCGCGAACGAGGCGCATACATATTTGCTCTCTTGGCTGTTCCGCGAGACGTTTCCAGTCTTTCAAGCGGCGACGGCCAAACAATCAAAACTGAGTCGTTAAGGGGAAACCGTGGATCCAAAGCTTCTCGAATACGCGACGCCTCGCCAGGCTGAAATCCTGAAGGCCGTTGAGGAGCACGGATCGCAGCGGGCCGCGGCGGAAGCGCTGGGCTTGGCTCATGGCACGGTAGGCGACCTGGTTGCTGCGGCGAAGAAGAAGGCTGCGCGGGCTGGATATGCGCCCGATCACCTCATGACGCATACAGCCCCCGATGGCTTTTTCATGCGCGGGGTATCGACGCTCATCAATAAAGATGGGCAGGTAGTACAGCAGTGGATCAAGAACCAGATTGACCACGATCGGCAGCGCGAGATATTCGAGGCTGCATCTGCGGCATTCTGCGAGACGATCCCGCGTGTGCGCCCCCGCCCTGCTCCAGCGCACGGCAATGCTGATCTGTTGAACTGCTTCGTCATCACGGACTTTCACCTCGGGATGCTAAGTCACGCCGAAGAGACTGGCGCAGACTGGGACATCAAGATCGCCGAGAACATGATTATTCGGTGGTTCGAGCAAGCAATTGCTCAATCGCCAGATGCTGAGACGGCAGTTTTCGCGCAGATTTCAGATTTTCTTCATTCGGACTCTGTAGAAGCCCTTACCCCAGCGTCAAAACACGTTTTAGACGTGGATACGCGCTTCCATAAGATCGTCAGGACGGCAATCCGCATCCTGCGCACGGTCATTGACATGTTGCTCGTGAAGCACAAGCGAGTGCATATCGTAATGGCGGATGCGAATCACGACCCGGTTAGCCAAATCTGGATGCGTGAGTGGTTTTCCGCTCTGTACGAGAACGAACCGCGGATCACGGTCGATCGCAGCCCGTCGCCCTACAACGCATACGAGTTCGGCAAGGTGGCGCTGTTCTTCCATCACGGCCATAAGCGCAAGGTGACGAATGTTGCCGAGGTGTTCGCGGCTCAGTTCCGTGAAATCTTCGGGCGCACGAAATACGCGTACGCGCACACAGGACACCTTCACAGCATCGACGTGAAGGAAAACAACCTGATGGTTGTCGAGCAGCACCGCACGCTGGCGGCACCCGATGCTTACGCAGCGCGTGGTGGATGGCTCTCCGGGCGCGATGCCCAGACGATCACGTATCACCGCGAATATGGTGAAGTCTCGCGCGTGCGGATCAACAGCAACATGCTTCTGCAGGCCGCAGCATGATCACCCCCGACACCCTACTCCTCGCTTACACGATATTTGTCGCGGCTTGCGTGGTTGTGGCGGGGAGAGGGTGAGAGACAAACCAAACTGAGTAAATAATGGCTATTCCACAGCAACCTCCGCAGAACTCGGCCGGCATGCCGCAGGTAGCCAATCAGAATGTCGGCTCGAATGGCTTGGTGATTCCCGCTTCGGTGGGGTCTGCATACGTTTCGGCGACGCTGAACTCAGCAAGCGGAACGACTTCGACCAACCTGATCACAGGTGCGCCGGGGTACTACATCGCACAGATCGGGTTCCAGTGCGATCCGACTGCAACGATGTCCGCGGGTGGCATGGAGACGGTCACATTCACGGATTCCGTCTCGGGAACGGTCGCTCAGTTCCGCATCTACATTCCTGCATCAGCCGCCGCGCCTACGGTTCCAACGATCATCCGGCAGACCAACGAAGGCCCGTTCGTGTGGAACAACAAGACCGCCAACAGCGTCCTGTCAGTCTCGCTGGGTACGGCACTCACCGCCGGGACGATCCGCGTGTTTGTGCGGTATGGAATCTGCAATTACGTGGGCTAGTTGAGTAATTTCTCCTCGGGGCTCGCGCCTCTATAAGCAAGAGATGCGAACCAAAAATCCAGCGGCTGAGTTAAAACCTTTCGCTCAGCGCCCTCGCCCGCCTGAATCGTTGTTTACCGCAGAGAACTGGTTTCGTCGATTTGTGCCCGCCGATGGCGTCGCCGAATGGGTTCATCAGGCCTTACTGAGCGAGCATTCGCCGCTCTATAACGCCGATCACTTCCATCTCAAAGACGCCGATGTCGAGTTTCTCTGGGCGGCGCAAGAAAATAGCAAGCAGATGCGCCGGGTAGTCGGCCAGTGCGAGGAAGTGACGTTTCGCGCCGGGGCTTGGCAGAAAGGACGGCAAGAGCAGCAAATGCACGAGTGGTTCGGACGAGTTCCGGCCTACCTCATCACGCTCGACGCCATGTACGCCAATGAGTGCTCGGACGTCGAGTGGTGTGCGCTGGTTGAGCACGAGCTTTATCACATAGCGCAGAAATCCGATGAGTTCGGTGCGCCAGCATTCACGAAAGACGGCTTGCCGAAGCTGGGCATCCGATCGCACGACGTGGAAGAGTTCGTCGGGATTGTTCGGCGCTACGGCATAGGAGCCGGCGAAACGGCCAAGCTGATTGAGGCGTCGCGCCGCGCTCCCGAGATCGGCCAACTGAACATAGCGCAGGCTTGCGGCACATGCATGCTCCGGGCGGCGTAAATATTACCCGCGCATTACAGAGAATTGAAAAATGGCAGCGCTCACAGATGACGTGAAAGCGTTCGTCGTGCAAGCGCTGGCGTGCTTTGACACTCCCACGCAGGTAGCGAACGCGGTAAATGAAGAGTTCGGGTTAGAAATTACCCGGATGCAGGTGTCGACTTACGACCCGACGAAGTTCATGGGGCGCAACCTCAGCAAGAAGTGGCGCGAGATTTTCGAGGCGACGCGGAAGGCGTTCCTTGAGGATCAGGCTTCTATCCCGATTGCTAATCAGAACTTCCGGCTGCGTGCGCTCAACAATCTTTACCAGAACGCCGCAACTCGCGGCAATGCCGCCCTCGCCGCTCAATTGCTCGAGCAGGCGGCGAAGGAATCGGGCGGCTCATTTACAAATCGTCGCGAGATGACTGGCAAGGATGGCGCTCCACTGATCCCAACAAAGAGCGCCCAGGAAATGACGGATGACGAACTCGCCGCCTACATTGGAGCAAGCGGCGCAAGAACTATGGATTCGCCGCAGGGCTAGAGAGGACGTTCTCTCCTACGCCCAAGCTATTGAGATACCGGGCAAACCTGCCGGCGAAGATCCCGACACGGAGTTTTTCCAGCCCATCGAATCGACGATGGCGCAGCACCACCGCCTCATTCTTGAGACGATGGAGCGGGTCAGCAAGACGCCGCACGGTCGGGCCATGTTCTTCATGCCGCCTGGTAGCGCGAAGTCGACGTATGCGTCTGTCGTGTTTCCCTCGCGCTATCTCGGCGCGGAGAAGAATCGCAAGGTCATCCTCGCCAGTTATGGCGATGACCTGGCCCGCAAGATGGGGCGCCGCACGCGCTCGATCATCAAGCAGAAACGGTTCAAGGGAATCTTTAACTGCGAGTTGACGACTGAATCGTCGGCGGCGCAAGAGTTCTCCCTGACGAACGGTAGCGAGTACATCGCGACCGGGATTCTGGGTGGTGTGACGGGTAATCGTGCCAACGGCATCATCATTGATGACCCGGTGAAAGGCCGCGAACAAGCCGACTCGCCGACGATCCGCGACAAGACGTGGGATGCGTATAACGACGACCTGAAAACCCGCCTGATTCCTGGCGGCTGGGTGGTTATCATCCAGACGCGCTGGCATGAAGACGATCTCGCCGGCCGCATCCTTCCGGAAGACTGGAAGGGCGAATCAGGCCCGATCCTCTGTCGCGACGGAAACGTCTGGGAAGTCGTCTGTCTGCAGGCGCGGTGCGAAGTCCAGAATGATCCGCTTGGCCGAAAGATTGGCGAATACCTGTGGCCGCAATGGTTCACGGAAAAGCACTGGGCGCAGTTTCAGGCGAACGTACGGACGTGGGCGTCGCTTTATCAGCAGTTGCCCCGTCCGCTCGAAGGCACGCTGTTCAAGGTCGAGAACATGCTGGTCGACGGCCAGCCAGTTGCGATGCCCAAGCAATGTGACTACGTCTTCGCCATCTTGGACAGCGCGCTGAAGGCCGGCGACAAGAACGATGGAACGGCTGTCACCTACTTCGCCCGTAACAGGTATCACGGAACGAAACTGATCATTCTCGATTGGGACATCACCCAGATCGAGAGCGACCTTATCGCAGAGTGGTTCCCGTCAATCATGCAGCGGCTTGGCGAACTGGCTCAAATGACGGGTGCGCGGCTCGGCGCAATCGGCAGCTTCGTGGAAGACAAGGGGAGCGGTATCACCCTCCTCCAGCGTGCCGCACGCAACGGATGGCCCGCAACAGCAATCGACAGCAAATTGACATCGATGAGCAAGGACGCCCGCGGTACAGGCGTGTCCGATTTCGTGCATCACGGCGACGTGAAGATCTGCGAGCACGCTTACAACAAGATCGTCGACTACAAGGGTCGAGCGCAAAACCACTTCCTTAGCCAGTTTTTCGGCTATCGGCTTGGAATTCCAAATCAAGCGGATGACCTGTACGACACGGGCGTCTACGGCATTGCAATTGGCCTCGGAGACTCCGACGGCATCTGATACGACATCTCCATGGCAGAAATCCTAATCGAAGGCTCCAGGCTGTCCTCGGCTTTGATGGACATCCTGATGGCCGACGACATCATGCCGGGTTCGGAGATCTCGTATCAGCTCGCCAAGACGCTGTACGCGTGGCATCCGCTGGGCTCGAAGATCGTCGATCAGCCGATCAAGATCGCGATGTCGCAGCAACGGAAGATTTCCATCCCGAACAGCCCGGAAGAGCGCGTACGCGAGGCTTTCGAGCGTAAATGGGCCGAGATCAACGCAGACACATATATCGCCAATGTTTGGCGTCTCGGCAAGATCTACGGCGCATCGGCGATCGTCTATGGCGCGGAAGGCGTCGACACGAACGCCCCGATCAAGCCAGAAGACCTCGCGAAAAGCGAACTGTATTTCAACGCGCTCGACCCTCTGAACACGGCGGGTTCGCTGGTTCTGAACCAGGACCCGAACGCACCGGACTTCCAGAAGCCGACGATCGTTACGGCAGCCGGCCAGACATATCACCCGTCGCGCAGTCTCGTGTTTTTCAACGAGTCGCCTTTGTACATCGAGTACACGAACAGCGCCTTTGGCTATACGGGCCGCTCGGTCTATCAGCGCGCGCTCTACCCGCTGAAGTCGTTCGTGCAGACGATGATTGCCGATGACATGATCAGCCGGAAAGTCGGCGTGATCGTCGCGAAGATGAAGCCGGCCGGGTCGATCGCCGATCGCGCAATGGCTGTCCTGCAGGGCATCAAGCGCAACGTCGTCAAGGAAGCGCAGACCAACAACGTCATCAACATCACGCCGGAAGAGGCGATTGAGACGCTGAATCTTTTGAACGCCGATGGTGCGCTGACGACGGCTCGCAAGAATATCCTCGAGAACATCGCCGCAGCGGTTCCGCAGCCGGCGAAACTGCTCAACTCCGAATCGTACGCTGAAGGCTTTGGCGAAGGCACGGAAGACGCGAAGGACCTGATCCGCTACATCAAGCACGAGCGCGAGGTTGTCCAGCCGCTCTATCAGTTCTTCGACAACATCGTCATGCGTCTGGCATGGACGCCTGAGTTCTTCGAGACGATCCAGAACACGGTATCCGACTATAAGCGGATGTCGTACGAGGAAGCGTTCTATCAGTGGAAAAACTCGTTCGAAGCAACGTGGCCCTCACTGATGGAGGAGCCGGAAAGCGAACTCGTCAAGGTGGAAAAGATCAAGTTCGAAGCGATGACCGCCGCTTTGGAAGTGGTGAAGCCCGACCTTGATCCGAAGAACAAAGCTCGTCTGATCGAATGGTTCGCGGACAACATGAACGAGTCCAAGCGGCTGTTTCCGAATCCTCTCGTCCTGGACTATGAGGATCTTGAGAATTACGAGCCTCCTCGGCCCGATGTAGAACCCAGTGAACCGCATCCGCGCAATATCTGATGGCAACCTTCTATCAAACCGTCTCCGAGGCCATCAGGGAGTTCGAGGAGAATGGCTTTGATAGCGTCGAGCGCCTTCAATACTGGACCGAAAGGATCCGGAAGGCTGCAATCGAATCGCTGACGCCTGAATCGGTGCTCAACGACACGCTCACGCGAACGCTAGGCGGCATCTACAAGAAGCTGGTCGACGACGGCCAGATCCTGAAGGCTCATCAAGGCGTCGGCAGATTCACCGTCGATCGGCTGAAGCCGAAACTTCACAGTGAACTCGATCGGCGCCTGATGGTGTCGCGCAGCCTCATCAAGCTCAATCGCGAGGCGATGGTCGAAAAGACCGTTCAACGTTTCGCTGGCTGGGCTTCGTCGGTTCCTGCAGGCGGTAGTCGCTCGGTCGATGTGAAAGATACGAAAGACAACCTCAGGAAGGCACTGACGTCGCTTCCATTCGAGGAGCGTCGATGCGCCACGGACCAGGGACACAAGTTCGTTGCGGCGCTGAACGAGATTGTCGCGGTCGACGGCGGCGCAATCGCCATGAAGTGGCATAGCAAATGGCGTCAGCCTGGCTACAACTACCGCAAGGATCATAAGGAACGCGACGGCGTTATTTATCTGCTGCGCTCCAGTTGGGCGAAAGACAAGGGACTGGTCAAGCCCGGCCCTGATGGTTACTACGACGACATCACCAAGGTCGGCGAAGAAGTTTCCTGCTCGTGCCAGGCCGAGTGGATCTATGGGCTTCGCGGACTCCCCGCCGACATGCTCACCAAGAAGGGTGAGGAATCGCTTGCTGAGGCACGCGCCAAAATCGCCGCAATGAAGAGATGACATATGCCGCTTGAACACGGATCGTCGCAGGAGGCAATTAGCCAGAATATCGCGACGGAAATCAACGCTGGCAAAGACCCGAAACAAGCCGCGGCAATCGCCTATAGCGTGGCCGGAGAGAACAAATCCGACTCCGACAAGGTTCGCGCTGCCGGAACGCTGATAATCGCTGACGGCAACGTGCTATTCCTGCGCCGTGGCAACGGTGGCGATCACCCTGGCGAGTGGGCTTTCGCAGGAGGGCATATTGAGCCCGGCGAAACGCCCGAAGAAGCCGCCCGACGCGAGACACAGGAAGAAACCGGATATGAGCCGCACAAGCTGATTGAACTCGGCAAGTCTGATGACGGCGCGGTCGAGTTCACGACGTTCTACCATGAGTGCCGGCCGTTCGATGTCGCGCTTAGCGATGAGAGCACGGAATATCTCTGGTCGCCGATCGGATCATGGCCCGAACCGCTGCACCCCGGTTGCCGGTTTGTGCTCGAGTCTGACGCTTTCAAGTCGATCAAGAAGGCGCTCATGACGGAAACGGAAGTCGCGCAAGCGATGGTGATGGGCGAATATCCATCGCCGCAGTTCGTGCGGAATATGTGGTTATTCGATATTCGCATCACGGGCACGGGAACCTCATACCGGTCGAAGGACGAGGAATATGTCTACCGCCCTCCTGAGAATTACCTGAACGAAGAGTTTCTGGCTCGCTGCAACGGCCTGCCAGTCATCCTGGAGCACCCAGAAAAAGCCACGCTCGACTCGCAGGAGTTCGACAAGCGCGTCGTTGGCACCGTCCTGATGCCTTATATCAAAGGCGACGAGGTTTGGGCGATCGCAAGAATTTACGATGAGGCCACTGCGACGATCATGTCGCAGGAACAGTTGTCGACATCGCCCGCCGTCGTATTCCGCAATCCCGATGTAGAAAACACCACCATGACCCTCGATGGTGGGCAGACATTGCTTGTAGAGGGAAAACCGTGCCTGCTCGACCACATCGCAATTTGCGAAGTTGGCGTGTGGGATAAGGGCGGCCCGCCATCTGGCGTATCCACCATTAACGTTCAGGAATCTGACATGAATGAAGACGTGAAGGCCAAGGCGGACGCCGAGGCGAAAGAAGAACTCGAAGCGCGTGCCAAAGCCGACGCGGAAGCGAAAGCCAAGGCTGACGCTGAAGAAGAAAAGGCGAAAGCCGATTCCGAAAAATGGGACAAGCTGATGTCGGCGGTCGACTCGCTCAAGGCAGACATGGACGAGATCAAGGGCAAGAAGGCCGATGCCATGCCCGGCGAAGAAATGCCGGTCGGCGACAAGAAGGCTGACGCTGAGAAGGAGGCGGAAGAAAAGGCTAAGGCTGACGCAGAGGAAAAGGAAAAGGAAGAAGCCGCAAAGGCAGACTCCGAAAAATCCGCCCTGCTCGCCCGTGTTGCGCAACTCGAAAGCCTGCTTGTACAGACGGCGAAGCTCACGCCGAAGCCCCTGAGCGATGCTGACTATGCATCGATGGCGGACGCACAAGCCAAGGCCGATAGCGTCTACTCGGCGTTCGGCAAGTCGGCGAATCGACCGCTGAATGGCGAAGACCTTCTGGCCTATCGTAAGCGCATGGCAGCCCCGATGAAGTCGCACAGCGCCACTTGGAAGGACGTCGATCTGTCGAAGCTTGAGGCAGCAGTCTTCGACATCGCCGAATCGGCAATCTACGCCGACGCGATGGCTGCCGCGATCAACCCGGCCGCTTCGCCTGAAGGTGGTCTGCGCGCTGTCACGAAGGACATCGGCACGGGTCACCGCGTCACGACGTTCTACGGCAAGCCCAGCGATTGGATGGATGACTTCCGGGCGCCGCGCGCAAAAGGCCGCATCAACGTTCAGAAGAGCCACTAAGCTCATCGTCGCCACTTCGAAGCCCGCCACTGAGCGGGCTTTTTCAATTTCTGGAAGGTAAAAATGGCATTCACTGTCCCCTTCAATCCGTTTGGCACGACGAACGCCGCTGGCTCGTTCTCCGTGCAAAGCGCGGGTTATGTTCAGGGCGTCTTCATGGACGACCCTTCAATCCGCAATGAACTCGCAACTGGCACCGTTTCCCAAAGCGCAACGTCCCCTCTGTGGGGTGGCATGGCGATTTCGGAAAGCGTCGCGCCGTCGACGGGCTATGACCGCACGCTGGGCGGCACGATCCTGCAGGCAACCGCAGTAACGAACGTCACTGGCTTCTCGGTATTCAACCAGGCATACAGCATGGTTGGTTCGCCGTCCAGCCCGGTTCCGCTGACCGGCAATCCGGGCGCCTCGATGGCTTTCTTCCGCATGGGTTCGGGCGCACGCATCGCTGTTGCAATGGACCCGTCGCTCGTTTCGCTCAATGGCGGACTGATCACGCAAAACGTGTCGTGGGACTTCAACAATCAGGTCCTGCAACCGTATGACGCAGCGACGGCGACCTACTCGGTAACGTCGGCAACTTCTTCGTTCGCGAGCGGCGTGTACACGATCGCCATCGTGATGGCGGCTGCTTCGCCGGTCGCAGGCGTGGGCGACCTGATCAACATCAGCGGCGTGACGGGTACGGGCGCAGCGCTAGTGAACGGCAACCAGACGGTAACGGCTTTCACCGACAACCAGCACTTCTCGATTCAGATCACCGCTGGCTCGGGCGCTATCGCAACAGGCGCACTGACGGGCACGATCGTCCTGAACTATGGCACGGGCGCACTGCCGGTCAAGATCCTCGACATCAATGCTGGCAACAGCATGACTGTCTCGTACAACGCAATCACTGGCGCGACCTGGAATCGTCAAGGTTACGCGGCCCTCATCCAGATCTAAGGAAAAAACATGGCCAATATCGTACCGGCACAGATTCGGGTCAGCCCGCATTACCTGATTCCCGAACTGATCCTGCAATACCAACAGGCTTCGGGCGCATTCGACCTGATCGCAACGGGCGACCCGCTCGTTCGTCTTGGCGAAGATGACCTCGCCGTTTATGCGAAGCGTCTGGATGTCCGCACGGAAGTGGCGACCAGCCAGTTCGCACCGAACCAGCTTCCGAGCTGCACGGTGGTCTACAACGAAATCAGCACGCCGACGTATCTGATTCAGACGCGCGCTGAGTACGACCATCACGACACGGCAGCTCTCGGCCGCGTTGGTGTTGCGACGCCGGAAGCGCACCGCCTGGCGATGCGTCAGGGCACGTTCCAGCAACAGCGCAACCTGCTGCTGTTCGGCGCAAACCCGCTCAACGGCGAAGGCCTGCTGAACACGAACGGTGCGACGGCTATCAGCCTGCCGCCTGATTCAAATGGCAACACGACCATCGTCACGTATGACAACGGTCAGCTTGCTCTTTTCCTGGCGCAGACGCTCGGTTCGATCAAGGTTCGCACGAACCAGATGGGCATGGGCGTGAAGTTCGCAGTCACGATGCCCCAGCGTGTTCTCGAGTCGATCAGCTACGACGTGGTTCAGTTGACGCAATTCCAGCGTCAAGGCGCTGGTTCGAAGTCAGCCCGTGGTCTCGTGGATGACGTTCTCGAATGGAATGAGGACGACATCACGTGGGGCGCAGATGACACGCTCATCGGAAAGGGCGCTGGTGGCACGGACATGATCGTCATTTCCATGCCGGAAGTGAAGAAGCCGAAGGGCGGAAAGATCAACACGAACGCGTTCGCAGAACTCACGCCGGGCCTTCAGGCTTGCGCACTGCAGCTCGTCGACCGCGCAGCACCGACCGAAATCACCGCGCCGCTTCCGAAGGGTGCTGTGGACGTTGTGTCGGAACTGCGTTCGACGTCGGGTTGGTCGATTCGTCCGGAAGCCCTGACGCTCCTGAGCGTTCAGTATCAGTAAGTGAAGGTCAGGCCGCGGATAGGTTGCGCAACTGACAAGCACGCCCCCTGTCGTGTTTCCGCGGACTCCATACAGGGACAATCTTTAACAGGGAAATGATATGCCGTTGTATATCGCGAATACGTCAAAGTTCAACTACGAACTGCATTACTGGGTCGACAACTCGAAAAAGCCCGTCGTCACCAAGATTCGTCCGGGCGGTCAAGAAAGCGTCTACCCGCAAGGGACGCGAGACGATCACCAGCGCATCGTTGAGCAGCATAAGATGTACGGTCTGATCCCGGTCTCGGAGATCGATCGCAGCCAACAATTCATCGGCCAGTGCTATCAGTTTGACACACCGATCACGCACGATCGTCTTTTCACGACGATGGAGCGCAATGACGATGTGCTCTATGAGCAGGCCCTAGAGCGTCGCAAGGAAGCGATGGCCTCTACCGATGATCTGGTTCGCAGGGCGGCCCAGGAGACCGACTGGAACGTCGGGAACATCGAAGTAGAGATCAAGGAAGTCGAGCAAAAGGGCGTCGAGCCGCAGATTCATGAAGTGATCAAACTCGGCGAAGATGACAACCAACCTCGGCGCCGCGGTCGCCCGCGTCGTAGCTAATCATGTTTCCATTTCTTCCGGGTGCTGGCGGGCTGGCTCCGTGGCAAACGCAAACCACGCCGAATGTCACGGATCTGTACACCTTCCTGACGACGGTCGCGGGGATTCCGACATCCGCGCTGCCGTCGAATAGCCCATACATTCCGTGGGCGCTTAGCTACTCGGAAGAAATGACGCTGCTCGTTCTGAATGCCGTGGGGCAGGATTACTACTGCTTCGCGGTGTACTGCCTGGCGACGTCCTTCCTGATCAACTGGTGTCCCGATCAGATGGGCGGAACGTATTTCCAGACGCTTCGGCAGAAATGGAATCTAACGGGCTTTGTCGGCGGAACGATCCAGTCATCGGCAGATCAGGCGACGTCTGAGTCGTTGCTGTCGCCGGAGTTTCTGAGTGGCCTGACGCTCGCTCAACTGCAAATGTTGAAAGACCCTTTCGGGCGTCAATTCTTGGCGATGAGCCAGGAACTCGGCGCTATCTGGGGCATCAGCTAAAGGTAAATCATGGCGGCAAAAGTCGATACTCCGATGGCTGAGGGTGGCGGAAGTTACGCCCAACGTCCATCGGCGACGATGGCGGGGCCGCCAGCCAAGATCACGCTCCACTTGGGCGTAATCGACATACCGTATTCGGACTACCAATCGTCGCAAAAGGTTGCAAAGGCGAAGAAAGGAAAAGCGAACAAGCCCATAAAGGCGTCATCTGGCGCAACCAAAACGACGGGCGACGTCGCTGAAATCCTCGAGGAGAAGTACGGCATTCTGGATTCGTTTGCCTTTGCGAGACTGCCCGATATTGCCAAGGCGCTCGAGGAATCGATCGCGGGCGAACTTGAAAGCATGTTGATGGGTGCGCCGACATCGGGAAATCCATTCAAGAGCGCCGAGTCAGCCATCGCCACGATGATGAAGCAATTCGTCTCGTCGCAAGCCATCGAGCACATGGGCATCGAAGGTGTGCCGACGCAGGCAGCGCTCAACGGCGTAAGTCATCGCCTGAAGCATCCGTATGCGAAGGGCAATTCGCGACGCCCGTCCTTCATGGACACCCACTTAATGGTCAATTCGTACGTCGCGTGGTTTTCTTGAGATAACAAATGCCGTCCATCGCAGAGTCACTGAACAGCCAAGACCAATTGGCTGATACGCTGGCGGCCGGTCTCAATACGCTGTCGCTAAACCAAGAGGTGTCTTTTACGCAGTACACGCAGCAGATCATCTCGCAAGACGGCACGGTGTTCTACGTGAGCACCGGCCAGACAACGACTGTCCAAGGTTCTCTGCATTACGCGATCGACCGACAGCAGAACGAAGACGAAACGATCGACGTCAACCGCGTGATTTTCACGGCGCTGTCTCAGATTGACATTTTCAATCAGGCTGCGCCGGGCGATCTGTTTATTGGCACGTTCAACGGCGAGCAGTTCGCATGGCGTGCGCGGCATTCGTTTTACCAGCAAGCGAACCTGTACCACTATGAGGGCAATGCGGTTTATCCCGCCCTCGCCTCGCAGATCATCAACAGCGCTGCGGATCTGCCGGTCGGGCCGATCGTCACGAACAGCCTGCCGATCTGGCTGACGCTGACGACGGTCGGAACACAGACGGTACCGGTTTATCCATCGTACCTGGTGCCAGCCAATATCGTACCGCCCTACATTGTGGCGCATGTCGAGCCAGACCTGACAGAGGTGCCGTCGTTCCCGATCTATGAGTGGCCGGGTACGCCTACGCCGCCTACTGCGTTGCAACCAATGGCCAGCACGCAACTGGCAAAAGACCGCGTGCGGCTCACGCTTTACGGGTTCACCAATCAGCAGGCCATCCAGTATCTGGTCTCACTGATCGAGTACTCGCTCGACACGGAAAACTTCGGCTTCGGCAATTCGCCCGCGATCAAAGACGCGAAGCGAACGCAGTCTGAACTTTCCGTGATTGCCATGAAAAAGACGATCGACATTGACGCCTGGTATCTGCAGGGAACGTCAGATGCGATCGCGCGCCGACTCATCCTGTCGGCTGGATTTTCTTCCATCACCACCTAGCGGGGCACCCCGACTAGTCATTCCACCCCGCCGCGAGCGGGGTTTTTCTTTTCAGGAGCTTTAAATGCCCCAGGCCCCGCTTCAGGCAAATGTCGCAGTCAATCAATCCACGCTCAAGAGCACGCCGCTGCAGATGGACAACAGCGGCAACTTGCTCGTCGGCAATGGCTCTCTGAACGCGAAGAACGTCACCGCCATTACGGCTATCAAGGCCAGTGCTGGCCGTGTTTGCAAGATCACTGTCGTTGCAGCCGCTACGGCTGGCAACTTCGCCGTTTATGACGTTGCCACGACTGGTGCCGCCGCAACCGCGAACGCAATTCTGAAATTCACCGCTTCGTGGCCGGCAGTCGGAACCGTGATCAATCTGGATTTCCCCTGCACGGCCGGGATCGTCGTTGATCCGGGTACGAGCGGTCAAGTTGCCGTCTCGTTCGACTAATAGCTGGAGCTCGCCCACATGGCACAAACAATCACCCCGACGATCGTAACGGTTAATACGACCGTCACGCGGGCGCCGACTGTCTCGCAGCTTCAGCAAAGTGGTGCGATTGTGTCGGCGGGCGGGACAACTCTCGCGGCCGGCACTTACCAATTCTGCGGCACGCTGTCGGCCGTTACTTCGATCCTTGCAGCGCCTCTCGCACTAAGTGGCATCGTCTGGTCGAGCGGCACCGCTACTGCCACGACAACAGCAGCACTTTCCCTGTCAAGCGGTCAGACGTTCACGACCACCATCGCAGGCGCGACGCCGGCAGGCTACAACGGCACATTCACGGCGACGGTTACGGGCACGAACACGTTCACGTATGCGCTCGCCACGAACCCCGGCACCGAGACCGTTCCGGGTACGTACCTGCCGTCGAACGCCGGGTTTGTCAACAATTCGGCCACCACGTTCTTCGCACAGGGCACGTCGGTCGGCGTGTACGTGCTTGAGCTCGGCTCGGTCACGACCGCGGCGCTTGGCATCACCGCGCTCCAGACGTGGATCACGGCGAATAGCAATCCGCAGGTGTTCTACGCCTACCTGCTCCCGGCTTCGTGGGACGCTGCGTCGTCCGCGGCGCTGAACACCATGACGGCGAATTACGAAAGCCCGAGCGGCCAGACGTATTTCTTCGTCACGACGACGGTTGCAAACCTGCCCACCTATGCCACGAACAAGGCTGTGTACGCGCAGGTTCCAAGCCCGACGAAGGCATCGACAGAGCACCAGTTGTCTGCGGACTTCTATCAGTGGCTGGTGAACAATCCGGGCCCCGCGAATCCGCTGGCTCCGATGTCGTACCGCTACGTGTTCGGCGTGACACCGTGGTCTCTGGTGAACAACCAGACCAGCATCAACACGACGCTTAGCGACTTCGGCAACCTGATCCTGACGGGTGGTGAGGGCGGCGTATCCACTGCGGCCATCTTCAAGGGAACGACGATGGATGGCGAGCAGGCGTCCTGGTGGTATGGCGTTGACTGGTTCCGCATTCAAGTCAAGCAGGCGCTCGCCAACGCGATCATCAACGGATCGAACAGCAATCCTCCTCTGCTCTACAACCAAGCGGGCATCAATACGCTGCATGCCATTGCCCAGAACGTCGGCAATTCGGCCGTCGCTTTCGGATGCGCTCTGAGCGTGGTGGTCAACGCCGTTCCGTTCACGACGTACACGACGCAGAACCCCAACGACTACAACGCCGGTATCTACAACGGCCTGTCGGCGACGATGGTTGGTCAGAATGGATTCTTGACGATCACATTCCAACTCGACGCTACGCAGTTTGTTTAAGGACGAAAAATGGCAAATCCAAATATTGCGCAAGGCGTCCTGAATCGCGTCCGTTGCTCCGTGGTTGTGGCGGCGTTCCCGACGTTGAACATCACGTCGCCGTACATGGGCAAGTCGTTCGCTCGCATCGAATTTGAGGGCGATTTTGTGCCCCAGATCGAGACGGCGACGGGCGTCGTGAACTCGCCCGAGCCGTATGTGATGGCGAGTATCACGGTCGGCCTGCTGCGCCCGCAGGCGCTAGCTTCGAGTTGGCTGGCACAGGCTCAAGACACTGGCGTGCTGGGTGATGTGACGATCCACAGCGATACGTCGCAGTTCCCGGCTATCACCTTGTCGAGCACGGCAATCAAGTCGCTCGAGCCCGGTTCCTATGACGGCACG